TCTTCGGGACGAAGCCGTGAGGCCACGTCCGCTACTTCTTCTGGCTTGGCCAGTGCATAGCCCCTGCGTTGGATCATTGTTACGTTCTCTTGAACTTCTGTAGGAGGTTCCCGATCCAGTCTGCTGAGATGAGCCGGAACGGCAGGATGTCGTCCGAGCTGATGGTGACCGTGAGTCGATCACTGCGGCCCAGAAGTGGTACCCTGAAGAACCCCTCTGATTTAATCGGAAGTGCGCCCACCTCGTTGTCGACGTAGCTCGACTCGCGTCCGTTGAACACGTACTCGTTGTCTTCGCGACCGAGGTTGGAGACAGTGACCTTGAAGTATCCCGAGCCGGAGTATCGGAAGTTCATCCAATACAACTGGAGGCGGCCCTCCGTTATGGGGACACTTCCGCCGTTCTGCGGGTCAGCGCCAGCTGCCGCCTTGGCGACCACTTCCGATATCTCGTACGTTGCGGTGTACGGGAGTCCGAACCCGAAGTCTTCGGAGGTGAGATCACCTTCGTAGATCAGGGCTTCGTTCTCGATGGTAGCTACGGTCTTGATGTAGTACCCGTACCCGGTGTTGAGCTGATGTCCCCACACACCTAGGGTGCCCGCTGCAGCTTGCCTCAGGCCAACCACGATGTCCGCGTTGAGAGCGTCCGTGTTGGTGTGTGAGACGTCGATGCGGTAGAACCCACTGTTGAGCGGGACCACTCGGACGGTACCGGTGCCCGTGACGGCCCCGGCGGTCCACGTAGTCGTGTTGATGACCGCCTCGGACTCTTCCGGGGTGCCACCGGTCTCGAACCGCATGAATATCTTGAAGTTCGGGACAGTGCCCGGGTAGACGTAGAGCGAGTAGTTCCACTCCCGGTCGGTAGCAACCGTCGGAGTGTACGTCTGTAGGAGCGTGTCCGTAGCGCCAGCCGTGAAGGTCACTTGGTCCATCGTGGTGCTGCCATCGGGGGCCACAGCGTAGTCGACACTCGAGACCGTCAACGCGCCACCCTTGGTCCAATCTGTGTGGTTGGACTCTTCTGACCTAGTCAGGAGGTTGGCGGCGTACCCCAGAAACGGGACCACATATCCCACAGGGAAGTTGGCCGAGTTGCCTGAGATGCCGATGCAGTTGACTTGGGCGGCGTCGAGGTTGTCCCAGTCGTGGGACAGGAAGTCGTAAGCAGTGTGGTCCAGGACACCTCCGTAGAATGTCCCTGTGACCTCTGAACTGGTTGAGAATATCTTACGATCCATGAGGTAGGAGTGACCTGTACCAGAGTCATCCTGTGCCCCGGTGTCAAGCTCCATTCGCTCCAGGAAAACTCCATCCTGTCGTTTGACGACGAGATAGAGAGTGGACCTAATGAAGTCGAACCCGAGAATTTTGTCGACGTCGGGGAACTGCCACTTGCCCCAGGCGGACTGGACCTTGTTTTGTCCGGACCAGAAGTACTTGTAGACGAACAGCTCGTTGTCGAGGGCTGTGTCGGACTGGATGACGATGACGTCTTCGTTAGAAGTCCCAGCCACTCGGCGAACGCCTGACGGAAGGAACTCACTAACGTGGCCAGTGATCTCCCGGGCGTCGTTCCGGAGGGAGTCGTCTGCGACGAAGTATTCTCGCATTGAGGCATAGTCAGCTTTCTCCACTGCAAAGAAGATGAAGTTTCCAACGGCGACCGGCTTAGAGTTGATGGATGACTCAAACTCCGTGATGGGATCAATCCCAACTGAGCCAGGGGACAGTATATCACCTTTTGTGAGCCTGAACTGTGTCTGATCGCTGAAGAGGAGGAGCTGCTCTTGGTACGGGACGGCGTGCCTGAGGATGGACACCTTGGTGTGGTTGGTTCCGACATCAATGGGGTCTCCGTCTACAAGCGCAGTAGTCGTCGTACGAAAGAAGTTGAAGAACTCCCCGGCCTGAGACATAATGACACTCTCACCAGATAGAAAGGCCAAGCGACTCTCCGTGAAGAAGATGTCGTTGATCGTCTCTCCGATGAAGGAGGGGAAGGTGTTGGTGTCGTCATCGCCGATAGACCTCTCGACCCACGTTTGCTCGTCCCAGGTGAACGCAAGGGCCCCGGTGTTGACCAGGGTGTGCGGCATGGTAGCGCCGTCGATCTGTGAGTCGATCCCGGGTTGACCGGTCTCGCGCCAGATGGGAATGGTTGCTCGTTCGAACTCGACCCAGTAGGAACCGAAGGACGTCACGGGGTCACCCGCGACCTGGACAACGAAGCCCTCTTCGCCCTGACGGGGAAGGTCCTCGAAGTACTGCACCTTCTCCTTGATCGCCTTGATGCCGAGGCCGTTCGAGCCGTCGACCACGGTGACCGTGAAGTCGTTGGTGGAGTTCGCAAGGTAGATGACGGAGCCGTCGGTCTCGGTGAGATCGTGAGACGTGAAGTTCGCCCCGAGGGCCCCGGCAAGGGCCGTCTGGATCAGACCGGCAGCGTTGTTCGTGTCGAGTTCGCTGGGGTCCGTGTCGGAGATCGCAAGAGAGACCGTGGTGATACCTACGGTGTCCTCGTCGACGATGACCTTGACGGTCGACCCCGGCTGAACGGTACCGAACGAGACGAGTGCCTCGTTGGGCCGCGTTGCGATGGTGCCGGTGTCCTTGGCCGTCAGCTTGGCCTTGTTCAGGACGAACGTGTAGTCGGCCACCGTGAGAGCTTCCATCTGCTCACCTGGGGTGGCCGGTAGGTAGTCTGTGTTGGCCGTGAAGGTGATCGTCGCTTCCGCCCCGTCGAAGTCGAATATCTTGATCTTGGGGGTGGACGTCTGGTCGAACACGGCCACGTACCGTTCGGTCACGTCACGGTTGATGATGTGTACGAAGGCGTCGTCAGACACCGAGTCGCTGATCTTCGCAACGTGTTCCGTTGGGGGCCTCTTTTGGAGACCCTTGGCAACGGTAGGGTAGCAGTTGACCATCGACGCCCCTTGGGAGGGGAGCCGGAGGGCTGCGGGTTGCTGCGAGATGCCGTTGATGAAGTTGGGGATGTTCCCCGTTATCCGAGCCATGTGTTGCGTCTCCGAACGAATACGCGGTACGTGCCCCAGCTGTCGTGGATCATGTTGTGATCAGCGCGGCGCATCTCGTCCGCCTTGAAGCGGGCCATAGCGTCTTGCTCATCCAGCTGAGAGAACTGGACCGTAGCTTCGTCGCCCATGACGTTCTTGGCGAACCGGCGCGCAGCCTTGTAGGTGATGTACTCGCGTGCGGCTTGAGGGAGGTCCTCGAAGTCGAACAGCCAGACCACCTTGAACTTGACGGTGGTACCGGCTGGAAATGTGAACTGGCGGTTCGTGCGGTCGTACATGAAGTTGCCGCGCTTGACCAAGTCCCAACTCTCGGTGTCCATAGGGTCAACGTGGACCGCTGTGGTGGGGTAGGGTATCTTGAGGTTCACGTCGACGGAGATCGGGTAGTCGTACTCCAGGTTGAAGTGCCACCCGACTGACTGGAACTCGCGGGACACCTGCCGAAGGACGTTGAGTGCCTGCTGGGCGTCCTCAATGGTGACGTCTTCGATCGTCGTCACTTCGGCCTCACCGATACCGGCGAGAATGATGTTGACCGCTTCCAGCTCGCTTAGAGGTAGAAGTGCCATTAGAATACTTCTCCGGTGTTGGTGTTGAGCCAGTCGAACAGACCAGCTGGTTGAGTGCCGTCGGACTCCCACATGTAGAGGCCGTAGATGTTACCAGTGAGTTCGTCTACGCCGTTACCTGAGGTCATCATGCGGTAGATGTTGCCTGCACCCGTGAGGTCGATTGCTGACGGGGCGGTACCCGTGGCGACCGATGAGTTGTTCTTGTAGATTTCGTAGGACAGTCCGGAGGCCCAGTCGATGTCGGCTTCCCAGATGGCTAGGTCGCCACCGTTGTCCTCACCAGACTTCCATATGTTTGTGACGCCCGGGGCGTTGAGGGTGATCTCGAAGTTCCAAGCGCCGGACCGTGTTGGGTTGTTACCGAAGGCCAAGTTGTCGGTACCGTCGACCGCGAAGAGCGAGTCGTAGGAACTCTGTGCGACGTCGTTACCTTGGCCCATGACCATCATGCCGAGCCAAGTCGGGACTGTGATGTTGTTCGCCGTAAGCATCCCGTCAGAGACGCCCGAGAGGTACGGGATACCGTTGCCGTCCGTGTTCTTAAACAGGCGGTTCGATGCGGACGAACAGTACAGGTGGTTCCCAGGGACACGCTTAATGCTGACGTCAGAGATCGTTCCGGTCAGCACGTTCGAAGCCGTGTCGCTCTGGATGATAAGTTTCTGTCCCCCGCCGTTGTCGGCGTAGACCCAGAAGTAGTTCTCGCCCACTGCCGGTGTGACGTTGATCGCCGAGGTGTCGCTGACGATAACGTCCATGCGACCCGAGGTGTACGAGGAGAAGGTCACGGTCACGAGGTACCACTCGCGGGTAGCCGTGAGCGAAGCGATGACTGTGTCGTCCACAATGGAGGCGGGTGTAACGCCGGTGAAGGTGGCCGCGCCGCCCGATATGGTCGCGCTGGTTGTCGTCCAGTTACCTGGGGTGTCTAAGGTGGGATCGCTACACTCTTCCGTGACGCCCGCCACGAGGTTCTCCCAGGTGTCCCAAGTGCTGAAGCCGTCCTTGCTCGGGATGAACCCGACGTCATTGACAGCAGGCGGCCCGCCCGTGTTGGGGCCCGCGCCGTTACTGTAGATGAGAGCCGTTGAGTCCCAGAGGTCGACGATGAGGCGTCCGCGTGTACCCGGTAGGTCGGCAACCGGGTCGAAGCCCCCGCCTCCACCACCGCCACCAGCTCCGGCACCAGCGGCGTTCATTATTCCTGTTCCGATGCCAAGCATGGTGTATCCTTATGAGAGAAGCCAGATGTCGTCAGCGGTCCCGCCAGTGCGGACCAGAGTCACCTGGATCGGGTTGAGGCCCGCAACGAGCGGGAAGTCTGCCAGGGCGTTACCCTGAGCGTCTGTGAGATTAGCGGTGCCAGCCGTACCGACCCAGAGGGCGCGAGCCTTCTGCGAGTTCGTGTCGTGCTTGGTCGCCTTCGCAGCCGTACGCGCCGGTGCGCCGTCATTGAAGATAGGCATTGGTCCATCCTATGTCTAAAAAAGGGGGGACCCCAGGATATACCTGAAGTCCCCCCAAGGGTTTACGTAGCGATCAGGCCGTGGGCCCGGAGTGCCGCCAGGATGGCGTTGACTGCAGTACCGGCGGTCGTGCCGTCGGCTGCAGGCGTGATGTCAGCAATAGCGGCCTCTTGCTCACCAACGACTTTCGTCGCGTTGAGGTAGAGACCTACAGTTGCGGTAGCTTCGTTGTTTTCGTTGACGACGAGGTCACCGAACTCAACTTTAATGCCAGAGTTGGCCATGGTAGTGTTCCCTTATCTAGGTTTGACTTACGGGTTCGTTGCCGTCGCCGTCTCGTTATCCTGGATGAGGACACATGCTTCCGGACGCAGGACGCCGTGACCGCAGGCATACTTCGCAACCATCAGGGTGCCCTGGCGGTTGATCTGGTATTCCATTTCGGTGGCGAGGTCCATCAGCTTGACCGTACCAACGGCGCTCGGGTGACCAACGATAGCGGCGGTCTCCGTGGCGTCGATAGCGTGACGGTTTGATGTACCAGCCTGAGGCTGTGCAGTCGTGATGGCGGTCGTCGGCAGGTTGTTGGACATCAAGATTTCGATGCCAGCAATCTGGAAGACCATGCCGGACTCACGGCCACCGACGTTGCGGCGGGCGAAGTCGGCAGACACGATGCTGTCCAGGTTAGCAAGGGCGTAGTACTCTTGCGGCTTGACAACGCAGAAGCGGCCTTCACGAGGCACGTTCTTCTCATCGAGGGTCTGAGCTGCCGTGAAGAGAGCCTTCACGAGGTTCGCACCGTTGGCCTGACCGAGGAACGAGTCCGAGGCAGGAGTGGTGAGACCGGCGTCAGTGCGGTCGATGATCGTACCAACGCGGTCCGACTCGCCAGTGACGGCGGCGTCCGTTTCGTTGGCACCACGGATGAACTGTTGGAAGATGTGCTTGTCCATTTGGTTGGCAAGCGCAACGCCCATCTGCTCGGAGTAGGCCGAGCGGACATCGTAGTGGTTCTTAGCTTCGTCGATGTTGGCGATGAAGGTCGAGCTGAGAAGCAGGTCATCAATGTTGATGATCACTTCGTTGTGCGCGATTGCGTCGCCGTCGATCTGTGAGCCCGGCGTGTGGTAGTTAGCCGAGGTGCGACCGATCACAGGAAACTGTGCCGATTTGCCGCTGTTGATGGTACGGACCATCGAACGGCTCATCATCAGAACCTGCTGGTTGAACGAGGTGAGAACCTCGCCCGCGAATACTTTCAGGAAGAGGCTGTTGTCGTTGGCCCAGCTTCCGCCGGTCAAGTCGGTTTGACCGAGTCTTGAAGGATTAGCATCAGACATTTGGTTTTCCTTTCATGAGCTGATGTGTTACTCACGGAAGGTACATCTGAAGTGATTGTCCGCTTGGGTGGACCCGTAGGTGCCCCATTAGGGTCAATTCGTTCGTACTATCCTATTCGAGTGTTAGAGTTGCAGCCAGTCCTTCCACGAGGAAGGCTTCTGCACTGGTAGTGGTACAATACGCTCTGTAGAGGCCACAGGTGGCCGTACGTCGAGTATTGACTCTGCCCCGTGGGAGTAGCCCCACAGGTAAGCAATAGCCGCCACAGCCCCTACGAAGAGGATGGAGCGGCCATTGTCAGACATGTCCATGAACCCGGCCCAGAGGGCCTTCGCCACGGTAGTGATGGCCTCGGCGGCTCCCTTGATCAGAGGGGCCAGTGCCGACAGCCAGGATGACGCCACCGTAAGCACCGAGGGTGCCAAGAGGGCGACGACTATTAGTCCTAAGGTAGAACCCCCGGCAACCCAAGGTACCCACGAGGGTATCAGGTCGCCGATCTGTCCTACAATCTGGTTAAGTAGGTCATCGAACATCACTTCCTCCCGGATCGTCCGTTGATCCCTACACCGTAGTAGCCGCCCACGTACATGTGGAACTTGGTAAGACCTGTTAGGTTATCCTGTACGACTACCCGGAACTTGTATCCGTTGGAGACCACCAGGGATGACCCAGTGACCGCGTCAAATGTGATCCGACCGTGTAGCATGTCGTCACCAGCGCCCCACTCTTCGAGGCCTACTCGCATGGAGTACTGGTACATCTCTGCGTTGGTCGTTATAGGTTCACCTTGGGTGAAGTCAGCTAGTAAGGTCCCGTCCGACTCGACCATCTGGATCAGAAGGCCGTTCGTTAGGGCGGCCCCTAGGTTTCCAAACTCGTTCAGGCCGAAACCTTTAGCGTCCTGTAGCTCAAACCCGAAGGACTCTAGGACTGCGATCTGACCGGCAGCCACACCGAACTCGAAGTTCTGGGGCGTGACTGACCCGTCGACGTTCATGTCCCGGGTTGTTCCGTCATTGTCCAGCGACAGGTGCTGGAAGATCAGGGGCGTGTAGCCGTTTGACAGGTCGGGGACGTAGGGCCACGCATTGTGGTTGAGAGTCATTAGCGTCCCTTCTTGCGGATGTCGTCCCATCGTGCGTACAGGATCAGAGCGAGCGAGCCGAGCATGAGGCCCAAGCCGATCCACTGGACGTACTCCATGGGGAAGTTGAGAAGGATGTCGCGACTCTCGTCGACCTTGCTTGCTACTTCTTCGATGGCCTGCCCAGCCGCCACAGTACCCGCACCAACAGCAGCACCACCCACACCCTTAGTAGTGCGAGAAGCAGCCATGGTAGACGGTCGTCTGTAGCCGAGGACTCGGTTCTTGGCGTAGCGTGAGACGTTGACGGAGTCTCCTTGGTTGCCCCCGAGGACGTAGACGTAGCTCTTGGTCTCTCGGACGAAGAAGGCGACGTGGCCTTGCCATCCGGACTTCTTGCCGCGCCAGAAGACGACGATGTCGCCGTACTTCGGCCTGTCGACCTTATGTCCCCAGTCGAGGTACGACCGAGCGGCCAGAGACCCACTTGACTTGTGACCCGACTCTTCCAGGACTGCACCCACGAAGGCTGCGCACCACGGTGTCTCATCGTCCTTTACCCATCCGTGACCGACGTCGTCGAAGTATTTGACGATCACCGGGTTGTCCTTAGAGCCGCGTATTTCATCTGTGCCGACGTAGCTCTGAGCGATCGGCATCCAGGTAGGAACTTTGCTTCCCATAATTCTGTTCTCCCAGTGAGGATTTGGGAGAGAGTCCGAAGACCCCCTCCCGCGAGGCCAGGAGCAAACCCCGCACCTCTATGCCCGTCCGTTACCAAGCACCCCTGGGGAGCGCTGCAACTTACGGGCTACTTCTGCACGGAACGCCGGGTCGACCTTGTAGCGCGGATCAGACATTGCGTTCATGACCTGTGCGCTCGACTCGAACCTAGAGGTCTCGTACGACGGGGCGTTGGCCCCTGTGACGGCCCTGTAGGTAGCGTTGCCGCTGTTCTCGTACTTCGCACGGAGGTTCTCCATGGCCATGAGGGCCTGCGGGCCTCCCTGGTCGAAGTACTCGTTGTAGGCGTCGATCTGTGATTGCTCAAGTCCGCCTGCTTCGGCCCACTTGAACATCGCGTCGACGTTCTGTTCACCGCCGCCCGCTTCCACGAGCCTTCCGGTGTACTGTTCTTGAACTGCGAACTGGCCCGCCATGTAGGCGTCGACCACTTCGCGAGAGTACCCTGCCTTTTCCAGACGCTGATAGTGCTCGTCGTCGAGCCCCTGGTTCTCCCAAGCGTACTGCGAGAGTTCCTCGACTTCGCTTGTCTCGAGACCGGGGATCACTGCTTGTGGCGCATTCTCCTGTTCTGATGGAGATGGAGCGTTCTGCTCTTCTTGCGCCTCCGGAGCGCGACCCTGTTCTGCTGGGTTCAATCGCTCCGTAGCTGCTTCCGGAGGTTTCGGCTTGGTCTGACCGCCGAGTTTCCGCTCTAGCTCATCGTAAGCCTTAGCGAGGTCCTCGGGAGTGCTGAACTTCGGCTGAAGCCAATCAGGACGACCCTGGTTGTCTTCCTTGTTCAACTCCGAGACGTTATCCTCTTTCACGGCTTGAGCCATTCGCTCAGTCGCGTCAGCGGGCATCTGGTGTTGTTCTACTGCCATTGAGTGTTACTCTTTCTTAGCTTGCTCTTGTGCGACCTTGTTCTGACCGTCGAGCTGCTTGCCCTGAATTTGAGCCATAGCCTCGATGGCCTTCGGGCCGAGGTTTGCTGCCATGCCCTGCATCTGCTGCTGCTGGTCGATCTGTGCGATCTCCTCCTCAGTGCGGATCAGGTCAGACATGTCGATGCCGAGGGCTGCCCCACGGCGTTTGATGTACTCGCCGACGTTGAGGTACTTCATAAGCTCAGGGCCCATGACCTCTCCGAGTCCGGCAAGGAAGTGATCGAGGTTCTGGAGATCGTTGCCGCGACCAAGGGCGTCGAGCCCGGTGACCACGGTCGGCATAGTGACACCCTCAGGGAGGGCAGGCACTTGACGATTTGCCTCCATTCGTTTCTCGAAGATTTTGACCATCGGCAGCTGGAACTCCTGCGCAAGCAGTGAGTAGAGGCCACCGAGGGAGGTTTCCAACTCCCGCGCCATATACTGAATTTCTTGGGCGGTAACCCGTTCAGCATTGCGCTGGATAGCGGTGTTCATCATGAAAGCGAAGGCGAGACGCTGAGTGAGTTCCTGGATCATCTGCTGAGCCGTCTGCATGTTCAGCCGAGAGTCGGCCTGTAGCATCTGGACTTCATCAGGGGAGCCGGAGATCACTGCCCCGTTCTCTGCTTCGGCGATGTCGCGGGCGTTCGTGGACCCGTTGGGGTTCACCAGTGTGATCACCTTCGCGACCACAGCGCTGCCCTCGAGGACCGTCTGTGAGAGACCCTCCAGGGAGATCAAGTCCCCCAGGTAGTCCTCAACGTAGCCCCGTCCGTAGTCTTCGCCGTCCAGCTTAGTCATCCGGAGAGCGCGCCACGGAAGGATGTCCTCGTCGTACACCATCCGCGTGTTGGGAATGATGAAGCCCTTCACCTCTTGAACGACTTCGTACTTGCCCTTGGCGGTGCGCCGGACGTAGGTGAACAGGTCCACCTTGTCCTTCGCTTGGTTGTTCTCGAAGCCGCCACCCTGAGCGATGATCTGCTGGGCCTCCTTAGGGAGAGTCCCCGGGTGGAACGACTGTCTGAGGACGATCTCGAGCACGGTACCTGCGGGGTCCCGGGAGACGACATACTTGTCGACGCCGTAGACCTGGGTCATACCATCGCCCGGCACGTACATGAGCACGTTGCCTGCAATGATGAGGTGCTTGAACGCCTCGAACGCGGCGGTACGGAAGTAGGAGGCTTCAATCTCCTTCATGACCATACGCTCACGCATATTTAGTGCTTTCTCGATCTCGCCCCGTCCGACCTCACCGGCCTCTTCCTCAATCTCATTGACGGTCATATCGTCGATGGTGTACTTGAAGAAGGGCATGTTCGGCGGAAAGAGGGAGAGTAAGAACTTGGAGGAGAGGTTCCTGACGCCTCTCGACCCAACTGACTGAAATGGCGTTGGCAGATCACTCGTCTCATTAAATCCATCGCGGACAATGACGTTGGGGATAGTGATAGCCGATGCTTCACGAGCACGAGTCAGGATGTGCTCACGAGCGTTCTTGAGGTTCTCGTAGCGTGAAGCAGCAATGCCTTGCTGGTTTTCCATTAGAAGAGCGAGGTACCTCCACCAGTCTGACCACCCTGTACGCCAGCGCGGTTCAGCCTGAGGTTACCCTGCTTCTTACCCTTGAGACGGGCGTTGCCGGTGGTTGCGCCACCCGAGCCTGCCCCGGCTCCACCGCGAATACGGTTGAGCTTGCGGCGCTTGCCTTCGGTAGCCGCGACGTTGATGCGCTGCCCGGTAGAGAGACCCTTCTCGGTCGTGTAGAACTCGCCCTTGTACTGGTCCTTGTCGAAGTCGAACCCGAAGTCCTTGTACGTGGCGCGTGCCTCTTCCTCGGTCTTGCCGATGTCGACGCCCTTGCCTGCGTTGGGGGTACCCTTGGTTGACCCGATGTTCCAGTTGAAGTAGTCCGAGTCTTCGTTGCCGCCCCAGCTGGCCTTCGGTTTGCCCGGGGTCTCCGTGATGTAGCTCTTCCGGTGATCACTGAACTCCTTAGCGGAGAGTCCGGCTGCCGAGGAGAACGAGTAGGTCTGGTCGATGCCGTCGGCGTATTGCTCTTGCGTGTTCGTGCGACTGCCGATCCGGTACACCCGGCCCGACTGTCCCGTCCACGCCTTGCCGTCTGCGCTGACGTTCTGCGACGGAGCCTTGTAGTCGAATACTGTTTCCATGTTGTTGGCTTCGCCGCCGGAGTCGACCGAGCGACCGCCGTAGGCCGACGGGGCGATGAAGCCGCCGCCTGCTTCCGCTCCGAGGCTGTCCTCTTTACGGGCCGCGTCGCGGTACATGGCTTCTCTGTTTGCTGAGCCGATCTCAAGGCTCTTCGATAGGGCGGCTTTACCGCCTGTGAATTTCGATCTGTTGACCATGCGGGAGGGAGCCCTCCGCTGAGCGTTGAGTCCCTCTTGGGCCGTCTTCCGGCCACTTGCGGTACACACTGGGGTTAACCCGAGGTGTTGACGCCAGAGGACTTCATCGCCTTGGCCGCCGCTGCGCCGCCGCCGGAGACCTGTGTCTCGGTGCCAACGTTACGCTTGATCCGCAGCTTCTTTCGTGCCTTGTTCGCATTCAACTTGCTGGTTGCGCTGTCTTC